TTCTAGCCGGTGGCAAGGCGCACCGAAGCAGGACCCCCTATCCTGCTTTGGTGACTTCTGCCACGTTGTTGAATTGTGATATGTAATCAACGAAAGGTTTTTCCGGTTGGAGAAGCCAGACGGGGTTTTTGTCGGGAACTTCACTTGTGTAAGTGTCATAAAACTCCGTCCAAGCCTTAGGCATTGGAATATCTACCTTTTTCGGTCCTAGGTCCCAGGTCGAAATTTGCTCTTCTAACTCTATCTGTTGTCTGACAGAAATGCCATATAAGCGCTCGACTAGGAGCCGGGTCCCCACTCCAGTCTCTCTGGGAGGCGGAGGATGGTTGATTGCTGCTATCAACTCTTTCTTGTGGTATGAATCATAATTGGAAATAATTCTCTTTTCAATCTCATGTTCTGCTGTCAATTCTAGGAGTCTCAGTCCTAATTTGCCGAGGATCGGACAACCATTGTACTGATAGGCCAAGCTATAACCCTTAGCTCTCAAAAGCTGCATTTTCGTTTTGTGGGAAGCTTGAACATATCTCTGATTGGTCCACCCGAACCTAGCCAGCTGTTCTTTGATATCTGTAACTACTACACACTCATCTATGTCGTAGACTTGACCGCAAAAACTGAGGTCAGCCATATCACGACTACGAACGACTTTGATAACGAATCCGAGGTCTTTAAAATCGTCTTTAGTTGGTGCTCTGTGATGGGGCGAAAATCTAGCGATTCCATCATCCCCTTCCACAAAGTAGATTACGGTGCAACGCTTTTTCCAAGCTAGAAATTCAATGTTCATGGAATTACAGAACCCGTTGGATAAACTGGTGTCCATTTCTCCAGAACATCTTTTTGCTTGAATAAGAAAGCTGACTATCTTGTTGACAACAAGATTCATTCCAGTGAGAGTATCAAACATTATATCACTGACCTGCCTGATATAAGAACCACATTTTGATGTCATGTGATCAAACAGGATTTTTGTAGTGCTGAGCATTCTGTCTTTCTTGAAATGAGCTTCAAAAGACGTGTAATCTGTCGCGTCCATCTCTTCTCCATCTTTGAACAAAAACTCTCGCAAGACCCGTGGCCGTTGCGAAACAGGGGTGTTCTTGATGAATTGTGGAAGCGCAAACAATCTCTTTGAGACTGCCCAGCATAATGGACCAAACAAACATTTGGCCACGTCAACTCGAGAATTTATGAGCCTGGGGTACTTTGGCTCTGGGTATCTCTCGTCTTTAATAAACGATTTCACCTTCCGAAGAACTTTCCTTCGGGGCATCTTGTCATACTTTTTCCATTCTCTTAACAGCTCTTCCTTCCTTGCCTCCGTATAGTCAGTGCCTGCTAACCAACCTTGCACGGTAGGAATGTCTGTATCTGTGAGTGGAATAAGATTCTTTTTAACCCATCTTTTAACAAATTTTACGAACTCCCTTTTTATCTTACGACTTACTGGGGGAGGTTCAAATCCCATGCGTTTGAGCGCTCCACCTATGTATGATGGAGTATGCCCAGGGTCCGGTGCTGGGGGGGTTGCCCCTTCTATATATAATGGCAGAGTTGTACTAATTATCCTCCTATTGTTCCTCTGTGGACCGTAAGGTGCGGCCCCCAAAAATTTTATGTTGCTTGTTGGAAGAATAGGAATCCTCTTAAACTCATTCATTCTATAACCATATAGAAAGAGCCCAGCACGGCCTGAGCCACTCAGTTTAAAGATAGAGACACATCAGGCTTGTTCAGAATGCGCATCATTCCGAACAACACTGTGTCTCTATAAACATCTCGACCCTCTAAAAACTGGTAGAAATTGTCCTGTGCATTTCCACAACTCTCGGCTAATCTAAGAAGCCTATTGATCTCCTGAGTGGGATCAGGCTTCATGTTGGCCAAGAGTGTTTTCTGATTAAGCAATTCAGGCAACAATTTCAATGAGATGTTAAATTTCCGCATATTTGCAACAACTGGACTTCCATCAAAATAGAAATGTTGCAAGTTGGGATCATTAAAATGTAGATCAACTGCTAAGGGTCCAACGAAGGTGTCATACTTAATCCTTGGCTGACAGATCAAGATCGATCTGTGAGCCTGATAAGTTTCCTCGTCCATGCTTGGAACCAAATCTGGATCAACTACCTCAACATCTTCTACCTCCAATACGAGGGTGTCTTTCGTTGAGATCGCATGAAGTCCAGACTGCAGGATCATCCTCGGAATATCTAGACAACTTCTTGCTAATGAAATAGCTAAATTTGTCATGATGTACCCGTAGCTAAAGCCAACCAACCACTTCAATACAAAGTGTGTGATTGGAAGACCAGCCACCTTTCCGACGGTTTTGTAAAGAAGAGCCCATATTAGATCCGTATACCAATTTATCATAAAGGCAGGCGGCATTGATGCGAATGCTAGCATCAAGGCGGTATACTTATGGATCCACCTCCAGATAACTCCGGTTATCATCTTATATAAAAGAAAAGTTCCCCCAACTGTACCGAGGATCTTTTGGAGGATCAAAACCCAGTTTGTTTTGTAATCACAGATTTTGATATATTGCCCGGCATCTCTTGAAATGGTGTAACCGGGCATGGATATTGGTGGACTCTCGGGATCCCCCCCATTCCACCAATGACGGATATTCTGAAATAAAGTTCGAGGCTCAGGCGCTCTCCTAAATCCTCTAGCTGTCGTAGTCTTTGCATCGAAGACCTGTTTTGAAATCAAATCGTCTAGCTGTTCACGATATGTCTTCTCTTTTGGCTCCTGTTTCTCTCTGGCCATCATCCTAGCTGCGTCCGCGTTACCACGTTCCTGTAACAGTGCATCCAACAGGGCCTTGTTGACAGCTCCAGAACCACCACCTTTTGTGCTCTTCTTAGGTTGTTTTTCTCTTGCTTTACCTTTTCCTTTGTCGTTCCCTTTCGGGCTAGGTCCCACAAAGGATGGACCTAAATTCTTCTGGCTCTTTGGCGCATCGCGCCCCCCCGACCCAGAAACATCGGAAGATTTCGAATTGCTGGAATAGCTACCTCTTTTATTTTCATTCATTGAGTTTAATAGATTCCGGCTAGACTAAGCAGAGACTATCACATGTTCCCACCAACCTCATGGAAGATTGGCTTCTACTTTGTGATATTCTTCATGGTCCCTTTGGTCCACTACTCCCAGACAACAGGAAGGTCTCAAGAGGATAGCTCCCTGAATCACCACTCGCCCAACTAGCTTCTTTATGTCTCCCTGCTGCCCCCATGCTCGTCACATGAGGGCCGTTAGCATGCTACCCACCACGGCCGATGGACATACTAACGAGGTCATTAGGAGCAACCGACTACTCCAGATACCATTGTTATCAGCGATAAGTGAAACAGGGCCATACACCCTCGAAGGCCCACCTGTTGGTGGCTCTGACTTATCTAAAAGACGCTTTCGCGAAGAAAATAATTTTTCTTAGGGATCTTATTCCCTGGTCACACCGCATCAGCCATAAAGACATATTCAACCAAGCGTGACTCAAGCCTGAGGCAAGCACAAGGCCGGTTACCGCCCTGTGGA